CTGTCTACACTGAATAGATAGTCGTAGCCTTTAACTACCCAATCTGCAATTAGGTTGCGTACTTGATCTACATTGTATCCATAGAAGTACTGGAACTCAGTTGTGTATCCTTCTGGCACCTGTAGATCATAGATACTTTTAAAAGTATCTGGCTCTATATTACGAGCCGTTGGTATTGCTATTAGTATTCTTTTTGGCATTTAATATTTTACTTGCTGTAATTGTTTGTTCACGACCGTTTATTTTGTAGTCGTTGAGAGGATTGATATCATTGTAGTTGACCACAACATCTTGTATTGCCAGTACCTTAGCTGGGTCTGCACGTTCTAGTAGTGCATAGAATACAGCTATGTCTCCGCCTGCACGATACCATTCGTCTCCATCTTTGAACTCACTGTCGTCTATACCATTTAATAGATACTTTCTAAATGTGCGGAGGTGTGTATATGGGACATTCCAATTGAACTTGTGATTCCTGTACTGCTTAGTTTGTTTGATAATCTCTGGATAGGGCTGTGCAATCAAAGGAATGTTATCAACCATTGACCAACAGCTACCGTAGGTAAATTCTGTATCTCCATGATAGATAGTATTGTAGTAACTGAGTATTGAGTTGTCATTGACTAGACTATCATCGCCATCTAGGATCATAATGATAGCTTGATCAATACAATCACGGAACACATCTATTTGATTGTGTACTGCTCCTTTGCGTTCAATGTTGTCAATTATAATTATTTTCTTTTGTATGTCCTGCGGCAATGATTGTATATACTCTGTAATTACACCCATAGTGTTATCTGTAGAGCAGTCATTGACTAGCAGCATTTGCCAACGACCGTAATCTTGTGTAGCTACTGACTCTATACACTGTCTAATATATTTTTCACAATTCCAAAATGTACTAACAATCACAATAGGTTGTTCGTTGCCTGCTTTGTAATTTTCCAACTCTACAGTATTATGGAACCTACGTCCGTATACTTTGTGCAGACGTTTGTTTATCAGTGATACTTGTCTGTACTCATCTCTGCTTAGATATTGGCCGCATTGTTTAAAGATGTGCTGTTTCCATTGTAGAGCAACTGCATCCCAACCACTCCAACCTTTAACAATATTACAATAGTACTTCTTCTGTTGATGCAGATAAGGATTGTTGTATGCTTCGACTACCGTGCCAACAAACTTTTCAATCTGTTCAGGATAATTGATATTAGGGAATAAGCCGTTAGGTTGTATAGCATAGTCTATCATATAGCAGGCCTCTGCTAGAGCTGTTTCCTCTAGTGCGCCAAATCTGCAGGTAATTACAGGAGTGTTATACAACAAACTTTCTAGTGTGGATATACCATAGGTCTCAGGAAAGGCAGCAGGGTATATCATAAAGTTAGCTTTAACTAGTATCTCAGCAATATCCTGTTGTGATATGATGCCCGTAAACTCTATATCTAGCTCTGCGTTCTTGGGATCGTCTGCCATAACTCGCCAGTCACGCTCTTGTTGATCAGGGCCATCCTGTTGACTAAAACGATAGTAGCCACCAATGACTTTTAATTTGGCAGTAGGAATCCATTTTTTAACATGCGGCCAAATATGTTTAACTAGGGGTATCATGCCTTTGGTAACACTAGCATTATAAACAAACAAGTCTTTGTCTTTGGCTTCTACATTAACATCTGATACCCATTGTCTAGCACCATTGCGTGTGATAAACATTTTACGTTTAAGCACTTCATAGTTACGTTTGTGTCCGTGATCACAGTTAGTAACGTAGTTTAAATGCCAGTCACTAAGTGTGAATACATCTGTGATGCGATCTGATATTACCAACTGTTCTATCAGTCCGTCACCTAGGCAGAAGGTATCATGCATCCATAGGATGCGCATCTTTGCCTGTGCTAATATACGATTGTAAAGGTCCATAGGCAGAAAAGGCATAGCACGATTGTCACCTATCTTTGCGTAGTCTTCAGTGGCCACAAAAGGTATAACTGTGCGGCTGCTGATCACTACGTCAAATTGCCAATCTTCATTTAGTCTATCTAACGGAACATATGTGACCTTGTCATATACTCCTGGACTGGCATGATCTGTGTTGCATCTATTGAACACCGTAACATCAAATCCCAGCTTGGCTAACTCCAGTGCGTTTAGAGTAACAGCACTTTCTGAGCCGCCCAGTCCCTGTTTGAACACTGTGGTTCCATCGTAGGGTATTCCGATAATATCAATAATAGCAATTTTCATATGCTATTATATATACGTTGCAGGTCTAAGTCAACAGCTAATTAGAAACTGTTATTGAACCAACCTACTTTTCTGCCTTCAGCAATGCGTTGATCATACGCGGCAACAGAGCTAGGAAAACGCCAAGCCCAAATAGCGACAAGTCCCATAAAAATTGCGGTACTGATAATTCCAATTGGTTTTACTCCTGTAAAAAACATAATGATCAAACTTGTTGTCATCATAGCTAACATAAAGTATTTCATCTTTAGAGGAAACACACGCTTCTCGCTCCAGTTGGTTAGGAAAGGCCCGAACAGTTTATGATTATATAACCAACGATGCATACGTTCGTTACCCTTGCTAAAGCAATAGGCAGCAAANACTACAAATATTGAGTAGGGCAAGCCNGGAGTGATTACTCCAATGTAGGCCATNCCTAAACTTAAAAATCCTAATACATTCCAAAATATCTTTTTCATGCTATTCCCCAACTTCCTTTGCTCTTGTGAGCTTGTAGATCAAATCCATTCTTACACTGTATCTTAGGGCAAGGATAAGGTTGTTGATCAAGTATGACATCTTTAGTAAACACATTACCTAATGACCTGTTACTCTTGCACCATCCTCTATAGACATAACCAAAGTTGTCAATGACTATCTGATTATATCCTGCCCAACACAGGTGTCCATAATAGTTGTTCAAATGATTGACTCTCTTGAATTCTATTGTTGTTTCAACCTGTTGCTGATTAGTTACATCAATGCCTTTCTCAGCATAGTATTCAGCCCACTGGTCGTCTGAGTATTTAAGATACTGATCGTTGCCCTTGCTGAAATTTGAGTAGAGTAATTGCAGTACAGTATGTGGATGAAGTTCTTTAAGTTGCCTGTAGGCCTGCATGCCTTCTGCCCATTTGTCTGGAGTAATAGCCACATAGACTTTTAGATCAGTAGTGCGAGCAATAGTTGTTACTTGTTTAAAATGCTCTAGGTCTGTGTGCAGATGATATGTTAGTATAAGTCCATACATAGATCCTATAACTTCTTCCCACCAAGCAACATCACTTTGGCCGTTAGATACCAGTTTGAATCTAACATTAGTATTCTTACTGTCTAGTATAGTTTGTTTAAGTGCAGGACTTTGTGTAGGTTCTCCACCTGAGAACTCTATCTGCACACAAGAAAAGGCCCGGGTCTGCTCAACTAAATGAGCGAAGGCCGGGCTGAATTGTTCAATGGGTGGAAAAGGATTAGCACCGTTCTTTAATTCCCAGTAGCAATAACTGCAATCTAGATTACAGCTATTTCCTAAATTCCAATCTATAGTTAAAACATCGTTCACTGTAAGTATTCAAGCCACTCTGCATGCTTTATTTGAAAAGGCATTGCTTTACGCTTATTTACTAATTCGTAGAAGCTGGGCTTATGTGGCTTAAATTTAGGAACAATCTTCTTGTTGTTACCTTTGCTGGCATTGCAGGGACCGCAGGCAGTTACACAGTTTTCAAAGGTAGTCTTACCACCTAGGCTGGTAGGCAGCACATGATCCAATGTACAGTGTTTCTTTTCTAAATCACATCCGCAGTAGGCACAGTGATAGTTGTCACGCAGAAATACATTGCTTTTACTAAAGCGAATGTTTATTTTAGGTTTCATGTACTCTCTGAGAATAACAATACTAGGTACAGCAGTTTCCCAGCGAGCTGATCTAACAATCCAATTATCGTGCCAAGCTAATACTGTGGCCTTATCTAAGACCATATATCGGATCGAATCCTGCCAAGTAATTGTACTAAGCGGCAGAAAGCTGACTGGTGCGCCGTCGGCGTTGAGTAATAGCGTATCTGACATTTTTGGTAATCATTTCTTTTTGTATGAAACAGCTTGTATTATACAGCCATTTTGTAATTTAAGCAAGTAGATTTTGAACGAATTCCGTACCAGATTGCTCAATTGACTGAGTCCATTGGTCCTGGCCGTCTAAGGCAAACACACTATTATGATTTGGTGTAGCCAAAAGCCAACTAAAGTCGTGATTGTAAGGTGCAACGCCTTTGAGTTCGCTTTCTAATTGATCCGGAGCCCATGCACATAACCCTAATGCTAGTCTCCAATGCATTGGACAATCACCCATTGCTAGTCTTTGTAACAGCTCATGACTAGAACTAATACTAAACTCATTGTTGATGTGCATGGTATTGTTGCAGGTCCATTCTGATGAGTGTATTAAGGTAAGTGCTTTGACATTTACCGGGCCACCTACATATATGAATCCTTCAATGTCACATTCTATATTACACTGTTGGGCAAACTCTCTAATAGGCATTTTAGATTTCTTGTTTAACACAAGACCCATGCTGCCGCGGCTGTGATTCTCTGTGACAAATGTCACAGTCTTCTGCCAAAAGTTTCCTCTTACATTAGGAGGAGCAATTAAAAGTTTACCAGTTAAATTCATTATGCAAATCGTTGTATAGAACCTTTTACGTCAGCGACAGTAATAGTTCCATCTTTATTTTTATCCAAACCTTTATTTTGTTTGTATACCAAATCACTACTTAGGTTTGTGCCTGGTACCTTCCCACCACCCTGTTTTCCTAATACAAAGTCATCTGGATANCCAACAAACTTAGGCATAAACACTGCCATATATAGA